AGGACACATACTATGGCAACCGCAAAAAAGAACACCGAACTGGCCCCCGTTGAGAATTTCGCCCTGACCACCGCCTACGATGGTCTCGACCCGGAACTGGCAGCCGAACTCAAGGATCAGATGGACGATCTGGACGACGAATCCGGCATCAACTGCCGGACCATCAAGATTCCCTCTGGCGGCAACCTCGCCTTCACGGTGCAGGGCGACGAGGACGGCGATGAGGACTACCTCAAGGACATCGAGGGCGTGATCGTGTTCACGCACCGCATGAACGGCTACTGGCCGAACGCTTTCGGAACCAGCACCAACCCGGAGGACAAGATTCCGGTTTGCTCCAGTATGGACGGCAAGTCTGGCCTGAACATTCGGACCGGCGAGGTTTGCGAATGCGACAAGTGCCCCTGCAACCAGTACGGCAGCGACCCGAATGGCGGCAAGGGCAAGGCTTGCAAGAATATGCGCCGGATCTACCTCATGCGCAGCAACGACCCGAACCTCTACCTCTTGACGGTGCCGCCCACGAGCATCAAGGAAGTGAACAAGGCGCTCACCCGCATCATGGCTTCCAAGGGCATCCCCTACACCAACCTGATCGTCGGCTTCAAGTTGGCCAAGGCCACCAATGCCAACGGCATCAACTACGCCACCGTGGTGGTCGACAAGCGGGGCATCCTGCCCCCGGCAGTCGCCCAGACTGCCAAGATCATGCGGCAGGAGATCAAGGCTAAGTACAAGGAAATCGCCATCACGATGGACGACTACAGCACCTCGGCCTCCAGCAACACCATGACGGCAGACGAAAGTGCACTGGATGTGCAGGTGTCGGATGCGGAGTTCACCGACGTGACCGATAAGGACAAAGACCTCCCCTTTGTTTAATCAGGCAGCAGCCCTATAAAATTTCATGCCCACAAGGGGAACTGCATCGAGGCGGCTCCCCTTAAGGCATAAAGGGGAACGGATATGAAATTCAAGAAAGAATGGCGGTGGAGGCAGCATGGCGGCAAGAGAGATAGATCTTGATAAGGTGGTGGATTACCGTGCCGAGTACACCGCCGTGGTTCAGAAATACAAGCTCGCCGGGGACAAGCTGACAGGTCTGTGCCCTTTCCATGAGGACAGGAACAACAGCCTCTCGGTCGATCTCAAGACCGGCAAGTGGCACTGCTTCGCAGAGGACCGGGGCGGCAACTTTGTGTCATTCTGGGCAGAGCTGCATGGCGTAGACACCAAAGAGGCATACAAGCAGATTTTGGAGAAATACGGCGTTGCTGCCGAAACCCCGAAACCCGCCAAAAAGGAAAAGACCACAGTCCTCGAAGACTTCAGCCTTGCCGAGTACGCCTTTGCAAAGCACCTCCCGGAAGAATGGCTGGCCAAGACCTGCCGCCTCGAAACCCGGAAAGACCGCAACAACGGCACCGCATGGCTTTGCATTCCCTACTACAACGCAGCCGGAGAAGAATCCACCTACCGCAAGCGGTACGCCCACAAGGACTTCCGCTGGCGCACCGGCAGCTCCGGCAAGATCTGCCTCTACGGTGAGTGGCGCATCCCTGAATTTGCCAACGCCGGGTACGCGGTCATGGTTGAGGGCGAGAGCGACACACAGAGCCTGTGGTACATGGGCATCCCGGCCATCGGTGTGCCGGGGGCCTCAATGTTTAAGCCGGAACAGTCCTCGGTGCTTCAGGGCCTGAAGCTGTACCTGCACCACGAGCCGGACGGCGGCGGTGACACTTTCATCCACAAAATCTGCACCGGCCTCCGGGATGGAGGCTACGAGGGCGAGGTCTACGAGTGGAGCTGCAAGGCTCTTGGCGAAAAGGACCCCTCCGACCTGTACATAAAGCATGGTCGGGAACAGGCTGCCAAGCTGATCCGGGATGCCCTGAAAACCGCAAAGCCGGTGGACTACAAAAAAGAGGACATCCCCGAAGCGATCAGCGGCGCACCAATCAGCCTCCGGCAGCCGGAGGGCTGGATTTACTCGGACAAGGGCATCAGCCGGATCGACGAGAAAAAGTTCCAGCCGGTTCTCTGCTGCCGCACCCCGATCATCCTGACCAAACGCCTCCAGAGCATCGAAACCGGGGAAGAAAAAATAGAGGTAGCCTTCAAGCGAGATGGCCTCTGGCAGAGCGCCATCTACCCCCGGTCTGTAATCTTCCAGAGCCGCAGCATCACCGCCCTCGCAGACCTAGGCTGCACGATCACCAGCGAGAACTCGAAACAGGTGGTCCGCTTCCTTGGCAGTCTTGAGGCCGAGAACATCGACATCATCCCCAAAGAGGACAGCACCTCCACATTCGGATGGCAGCCCGGCAACAGGTTTGTGCCCGGACACGCTGACGGCATCACGCTGGACATTGACCCATCCCAAAAGGCAATGGCCACGGCCTACTGCCAAAACGGAACCTTTGAAAGGTGGGTGGAGCACATGGCTCCGCACCGCAGCCGCCAGAAGTTCAGGTTCATCCTTGCGGCCAGCTTCGCCGCCCCGCTCCTGCGGATCGTCAAGCAGCGCATCTTCTTCGTGTACAACTGGGGCGGTTCAAAGGGCGGCAAGACCGCAGCCCTGAAAGCGGCCCTCTCCGCATGGGGCGACCCGGAGCGGTTGATGGTCAACTTCAACGCCACGCAGGTCGGCCTTGAACGGACGGCAGCCTTTTACTGCGACCTGCCCCTCGGCATTGATGAGCGGCAGCTTGCTGGCAACAATCAGGCCGGGCTGGAAAAAATCGTCTACATGATCGCATCCGGCACCGGCAAGATCAGAGGTGCAAAGAGTGGCGGCATTCAGGCCACCCAGCAATGGCGTACCGTCGCTCTGGCCACCGGCGAGGAACCTCTCAGCACCGAGACAACGCAAACGGGTGTCTCCACCCGTGTGCTGGAGCTTTATGGCGGGCCGTTCGACAACGAGCGTGATGCCGGATTGATGCACCAGCAGTCCGTGATGGACTGCGGCTGGGCTGGCCCGGCCTTCGTCAAGAGGATCATCGCCACCCCGGAGCGTACCATTTGTGATGCCTTCGAGTTGATGCAGAGTTACGTCCACGCAATGGCCAACGGCAAAAATGGCTCCCACGTTTCCGGCATCTCCGCAGTCGCTCTGGCCGATGCCATGATCGATAGCTGGTTCTTCAACACGCAGCAGCAGGGAGACCCCACCGACGAGGCCGACGTCCTGCAGCAACTGGGCATCCACCCGGAATCGTGGAAAAAGGCAAAGATCATGGCTGCCAGTATTTTGGAGGAACAGGTGGAGAACAACTCCACCGATGTGAATGAAAACGCTGCGCAGTTCATCGTGGACTGGGTCATGTCGAACAAGGCATACTTCGGAACACAGGTGATCGGCACCTGCCTCGGCATGATGAACGAGAGCGGCAACACGGTCTATATTTTCCCCTCCATGCTGAATCAGGCCCTCACGAAAGCTGGGTACAGCCCCCGAAAAACCATGAAATATCTGGCCGACAAAGGGCTGATCAGTATGTACCGGGAGAAGAACGGAAAAATCACCTACTCCACCATGCGAAGATTCGGCGACCGTAGCTGCCGCTTTGTCGAGTTCTTCATCGGCAAGCTGGCCGAGAACAAGGACCCGATGGACGAACTCGAAGATCAGATGGACCAAGAGGAACCGCCTATGGCTCCGGCTGCGGCCCCATTCCAGACCTCGGCCACGCAGACCACGATGCAGGACGACTTCACCGTGATCGACGACACAGACGACCTTCCTTTCTAAAATTTGTTTCACCTAAGATTAGGTGAAACGCTAGGTGAAACATTAGGTGAAACAGAAAAAGTCAAGCAGCCAAGCGGCTTTTTAATAGATTGTTTCACCTATTTCACCTAAAATCAAAATACAATATGTTTTTGCGCATTTTTGCATTTTGCAAGATTTTAGTGCAAAATTGCAAAATTCTTAAAAATACGGTGTGTGTTTCAAAATAGGTGAAACAGGTGAAACGGAACCCAGAAAGCCGCACGGCCACAAGGCAAAACGCCGTTTCACCTATTCCCACCGATTAGGTGAAACAAGCACCCGAAACTACAACAGGAGGCATTGCAAATGGAAATGACCTACGAGTGGGCCGCCGAGATCCTCGACCCGGAGCATCTGGAGAACTACAGCATCGAAACCGTAAAAGAAGCCTGTCGGATGGGCATGGATGCGCTCAAGAAGCAGATCCCGGCAAAGGTGAATTTGTGGGAAAACTCACAATTCGGAAATTGCCCGCTTTGCCACGAAGTCGTTTATAGACCGGCCCTGCGCAAGCGCGTATATTGCTGCAAGTGCGGCCAAGCATTAAATTGGGAGGATTAAAATGGACGAAAGCTACTACACCGCCCAGCAGCTGCTCCGGGCAAAGGACACCATCGCCGATCAGATGAACACTTACATCGCGGAGTTCGCCATGCAGAGCAATCTGATCAGGAAGCCGAGCAACGCGGAACAGAATGCCGCTGCGCTTCAGGCAGTCATTCAGGAGCAGACCGAAAAGGCAAAGCAGCAGGAGCCGGAAGAACCTGCCGAGCCGGAGCCGCCCGAAACTGCACCCGATGAGCCAGAGGAAAGCCCCCCCTCGCACGATGATGCACTCGATGCCGTCTGCTACCGCCCGGATCTCGCATCCTTCAAACTTGCACCCACCGAAACTCCCAAAAAGGCAGCGAAACCCGAAGGAGCAAAAGGCTTGATGAGACTGAGATGCCCGAAGTGCGGCGATGAGTTCGTCGCTTTCACAAAGGACTACCGCACCGAGTGGACCTGCAAAGAATGCGGTGCAAAATTCTCGCTGGAAAACACCGCACTGTTTGAATACGACTGCAGCTGCGGTCGGCACACTTACGGACAGACAAACATCGAAAGCCCGGATTTTAGCTATCCCTGCGGCGATTGCGGCAAGGAGACCACCCTCAAATGGAACCCCAAAGCCAAAAAATACATGGAGTGATGCAGATGCCCGCCTCGGACGACGACCGGGAAATGATGGCCCGGTTCAACGATACCTTCAGGAAGCTCAAGACCAACCGTGAACAGGTGCCGCTGGAAGTCCTCCAGACGAAGTACGGCAAAGCCTACCAGAAGCTGACCAAAGAAATGGCCGACCTTGCTGACTGGTTCGCCGCCCGGCTCCGGGAGAGGATGCCGTTCCCGATGCACCCAAAGGACATCGCCGGGAATCGGCAGCTATCGCAGCAGATCGCCGCTGTCCTTGCCGAGGAAAGTCAGCCGGGTGCCCTCATGGACCAGTACCGAAAGGCCCTGATCGATGACCTCGACTATGACAAGTTCCTCGACCTCGTCTGGCAGCTTTACCACCGCACCGAGGAAGCCTACGAACCCTACTGGCAAAAATACAACTTCTGGCACGTTTACCCGGACGGCCACCGCTGGATCAGGAACCACATCACAGGATTCTTCTGGCAGAACGGCCAGCCGGGAAACGATTCGGATTCATTCACCAACGAGGGAGGCTACTGGATGGACTCCAAAGGAGAGTACCAAGGCGCAGCCTTTCCCCCTCACATCAAAGGAGACAAGATATGGACAAGGAAGAATTGATCGCCCGGTTTGAATCGGAGATGGCCAAGGTCAAGCGGCCCGGCATCGACAAGTTGATGGACTACATCCGCAAGAGCGACTTCTACACAGCACCCGCAAGCACGAAGTTCCACCTCTCCTGCGAGAGCGGCCTCCTGCAGCACAGCCTCAATGTGCTGGACGCTCTCCGGGGATTGCTTGACGAAAATCAGGTCAATGAGGACGGCACTGAAATGTGGTTTTACATGGTCGCCGGGAGTCCCGTCATCCAGATCAGCGATGAAATCCTCATCATCATCGCCTTGCTCCACGACATCTGCAAGACCTACTTCTACAGTACCAGCACCCGGAACGTCAAAAACGAAAAGACCGGGAAATGGGAAAAGATGCCGTTCTACACGGTCAACGATTTGATGCCCCTCGGCCACGGCCCCAAAAGCGCCATGCTGGTCAAGAATTATATCAAACTCACCTCGGAGGAAATGTATGCCATCTGGTGGCACATGGGCTTCACAGATCAAAACACGGACACCCTGAGCCTGACAGCAGCCATCCAGAAATACCCCATCATCTGGGCGCTTCATACCGCAGACATGATGGCGTCCAGCTTCATGGAGGACAAGGACGGGAATAAAGATGGCTTCGGATGGCAGGAGCTGGGTGCAGAGGATGCCAGCGGCAGCGCCGGGCAGTACGCCGATAACCCGGCCACGCCCGGCGACAGTGACGAGCCTGTGTTCATGGAGGCTGCACCATGCTGATAGAAGTCGGACCCAATGAGCAGGTGGTCTATGAAGAGGACCTCATTCACGAGGCCAACATGAGAGCCGAAAAGAAAGAGAAGCTGATGAAACCCCTCCGGCTGGAAGTCAAAGTGGAGCTGGCCTACGATTTGATTTCAGAGGTGAACGCCGATGTTTGCCGGACATTGCCACGTTCACCGAAGAAGGATGAGGCAACCGAGGCGGCAATGGACGCTCTGCGAAAAATCATGGAGCTTTCCCGCCGAGTAAGCGAGGCGTACAAATGAACATTATCACTCGGAATATATTGCATGACTGGTGGTTTCTTGAGGGAGCCAGAACAATTGCCGATGTTCAACGTCTGGCAGAGCAAAGACTCGGGTTGAAGCTGACCGCTGAAAAGACCGAGAAAATCCTCAACGATAAAATACCGCTGGAACAGTGGTATCAGACAAAAATCATCGCCGCCATCAAGGAAGAGTATCCCTCTGCATTCGTCCGCAAAATCTCTGCGGGTGTTTACGCTGAGCGCGGTTTCCCGGATGTACTTGCAATTATTGGTGGCAGGTATTATGGCATTGAGGTCAAGCGGCCTTTTTTTGGAAAACCGTCGCAGCTCCAGCTGGTGACCATCGAAGCCATAAAAAAAGCAGGCGGAACGGCAGGAATCGCCCACTTGCCCATTGAGGCCATGGAAATTATCTCGTTCGGAAATGTGGTGAATGACTTATGAAAAACGACGACGCCATCTTGCTCAAGAAGTACCTGTCGCGGTATTACAGAGCGAAACAACGCAACGCCATCTTGAAAAACAGGCTGGCCGAAATCTCGGAGGAATTGGAGCATCCCTCCATGCCCCCGTGCAAAACAGACGCCCTGAAGGTGGACACTTCGGAGGGCGGTGAAGGAGCCGCTTCTCTGGTCTTCAAGAAAGCTGACGTTGAAGATCGCATACAGAAGCAGATCGAGTCGGAGGTTCAGATTATTCTCGACATCAACGACGTCCTCGAATGCCTGCCCAGCGATAGCGTGGAGCGCAGCATCCTTGAACTCCGGCACCTTGACTGCAAAGGGTGGGGGTACATTTCAAGGACCACTCACCTGACACGCTCCCCGTGCTACGACCACTACAAAAAGGGCATCCGTATGCTTTTGCAGCACCCCTTCGTTCAGAAGAAGCTTGAAGCGTACAAAAACCATACGCGTACAGAGTAAGAACACAGTGCATATCCACAAAGTCAGTACACAAAAGGACACTCAGATGTGATACAATGGCATTGTGGTCAAGGGCCAGAAGAAAACGTCCACGGGTTTCCATAACGAATTCTCCTTCTCATCGGCGAAAGAGTCATCGAGCAACAAATGTTCGATGGCTCTTTTGTTTTTTGTGCCTCTGTTCTCAAATTCCATTCGTAGGTACTACTGGAATAATTTTCCATTGCGGGGCAAGGAAGGCGCGAAGGATTTTTCGACGAAAACCAAATTTTTCTGGCCGTTTCGTTACGCAAACCCCATACAGGAGGTGAAAACCATGCAGCAGACCAACCCCATGCGGATGGAAAAGCGTCGGCTGGCCGACCTAATTCCTGCCGCTTACAACCCCAGAAAAGCCCTGACCCCGGCTGACCCGGAGTATCAGGATATAAAGGCCAGCATTCAGGGGCTGGGCTACGCTGACCCCATCGTCATAAATTACGATGGCACCATCATCAAAGGCCACCAGCGGCGTACCGTGATGATGGACATGGGCATCGAAGAAGCCGAGGTCGTCGTTCTGGACATCCGGGACAAGGCCAAGGAAAAGATGATCAACGTGGCCCTGAACAAGATCACCGGCAAGTGGGATCTTCAGATTTTGAAAGACCTCCTGTCCGATCTTGACCTCAACGGCTACGACTTCTCCGTGACCGGCTTCCATCAGGATGACCTCGAAGATTTGATCCAGCAGCTGGATGTGCCGGAAGAAGCCCATGATGACGACTTCGACCCGGATGCAGCCAAGGAAGAAATCGAAGCCCCGGTCACACGCCGGGGCGACATTTGGAAGCTGGGCCGCCACCGCCTGATGTGCGGCGATGCCACGTCTCTGGACGATGCGGAAATTCTCATGGCCGGGAACAAACTCGACCTCGTAATCACAGACCCGCCCTACAACGTGGACTACGGCGCAAAAGTTGGTTTTCTGAACGACTACCTCGACCAGACCGACAGCCGCACGAACAGCGTCATCGAGAACGACCACATGGATGCAGCCAGCTTTTACAGTTTTCTGTTGGCAGCATTTCAGACCATGAACGACGCTATGCGCACAGGCGCAGCGATTTATGTTTTTCACGCCGAAAGCACCGGGCTTCAGTTCCGACAAGCCTATTCGGATGCCGGGCTGAAGCTGGCCCAGTGCCTGATATGGGAGAAAAACGCATTCGTTCTTGGCCGACAAGACTACCAGTGGCGGCACGAACCGATCCTCTACGGCTGGAAAGAGGGAGCGGGCCATTACTTCATCAATGACCGCACACAGGACACCGTCCTTCTGGATGACCTGCCCGACTTCCAGTCAATGAAGAAGCAGGAACTTCTGGCCTTTATCGACCAGATGCTCCGGGAATACAAGGACCAGGCCACGGTTCACTTTGAGCCGAAACCGACCCGAAACGATATGCACCCGACCATGAAGCCTGTGCCCCTGATCGGACGGCTGATGAACAACTCCAGCCGCCCCGGATGGATGGTCGGTGATTTTTTCTCCGGGAGTGGGTCCACCCTGATGGCAGCGGAGCAGCTTGGACGAACAGCATTCTGTATGGAGCTGGACGAAAAGAACTGCGACATCATCGTAAAGCGATGGGAGACGTACACAGGGCAGAAAGCTGAAAAGTTATAACCGCCGTGACGGATTACGAATTAAATCTTGCTATCTGCGGGGGGGGGCTTCTCAGTTTGAATGACAAAGGCGAGATCACAGGCGGCTCCATGTACAGGGTGGAGATCATAGCAAAACTGTTCGGAGTGACAGTTCGCCGCATTCAACAGCTTACGCAGGAGGGCGTACTCCCCACAACCGAAACGCCGGAGGGGCGGCGCTACGATCTGGTGCCCACAATCCAGAAATACGTTCAGTACCTATCGGATAAGGCATACGGAAAGAACCGCTCCGAGAAAGAGCTTGAACTCCGAGAGCAAAAGCTTCAGGCCGACATCGCGTTGAAGGAAAGTCAAGGTGAACTGCATCAGATCAAAACAAAAATCGCAGCGGGTACATACGTCGACATTGACGATGTGAAACGCGATTACAGCAACTTTTTTACTGTTTTCAAGCGCTTTGCCTTGTCCCTCCCGGGAAAGATCAGCAACGAGGTCATCGGCTATGTTGGCCCGACCGAAGCAAGGCGCATAGAAAAGGATCTTCAGGGGGAGATCTTGAGGCAGCTCGGTGCCTTTGTCGTTGCAGGTGTGACCGAGCTGCCGCAGAAGAATGCCTCCAAAAAATAAAACTCCCCGCATCCGAAAGTATCTCGTTACCCCGTATCAAAAAGAGGCGCTCCGATACCTGCAACCCCCTGATGACATTACTGTGTCGGAGTGGGCCGAAAAGTACCGGGAGCTGGGATCCACATCGTCTATCCCCGGCCCATGGAGAAACAGCAAAACGCCGTATCTTCAAGGCATCATGGACGAGTTCAACGTCTACAGCACCGAAGAAATAGTTTTCTGCAAGCCCACACAGGTCGGCGGCACAGAAATTATTTTGAATACGGTCGGCTACATCATCCACGAGGATCCAGCGCCTACAATGCTGGTTTATCCTTCGGATGATTTGGCTCTGAGCGTCAAAAAAAAGCGCTTGGAGCCAATGCTCGAAGCCTGCCCGGAACTGGCCAAGCGATACCTGAAGGATGAGTCCATAAAGCAGGAGCTAAAATTCGAGGGCGGGATGTACATGAACCTGACCGGCTCCAACTCCCCCAGCGATCTGGCATCAAACCCGATTCGCTTCCTTTTTATGGATGAGGTCGATAAATTCCCCGGTGCATCCAAGAAAGAGGCTGACCCCATATCGCTGGCCAGAGAGCGAACCAAAACATACCGCAGCAACCGAAAAATCTACATTACATCCACCCCGACGCTGAAAACCGGCCATATCTGGAAGGAGCTTGAAAGCGCCGATGCCGAAAAGCACTATTTCGTTCCTTGCCCACACTGCGGAAAATTCATCGAACTCAAGTGGGCACAGGTGAAGTTCCCGGGTGAAGAAGGGATGACCTATTCAGATCGGGCAGAGCTTGCGAAGTATGTCTGTCAGGAGTGCGGCTGCATCATTACCGACGCAGACAAGCCGAGGATGCTCCAACAGGGTGAATGGCGAATCGTCAGGCAATCTGCGAAAGTCCCCAAAAAGGTGGCCTTCTGGCTGAACACCCTATACTCGCCTTTCGTTCTTTTTTCGGAATGCGCAAAAGAGTTTCTGACCAGCAAGGACGACCCTGAAAAATTCCAGAATTTCACAAACTCGTGGCTTGCGGAGCCATGGGAGGATACAAAGCTCAAAACGAGCGCAGACCTTGTCCGCGAGCGGCAAACTGACATCGAAGCCTACCAGCTCCCGTCGTGGACGAAACTGCTCACTGGCGGCGTTGACGTTCAGGAGAATTGCATTTACTGGACAATCAGAGCGTGGGGAGACTACCTCACGTCGCAAAACATCGCGCACGGTCAGGCACTCGGCTGGGAGGATGTAATCAAGGTGATGAACCTCGAATACAAGCTCCCAGATGGGACGCCGCTCATCGTGAATCTTTGCCTGATTGACTCCGGCGATCAAACAGATTCGGTCTACGAATTTTGCTACGAAAATACCGAGTGGGCGCTCCCATGTAAAGGCTCGTCGAAGTCGCTCCTCGGATACTACAATATTTCGACGGTCGGGAAAACCGATTCCAAGGCTTACGGCATGAGGCTGATCATCGTCGATGGCGACAAGTACAAAGACATGATTGCCGGTCGAATGCGCAAGCCAAACGGAACTGGCAGCTGGATGGTCTACCATGGAGTGGACCCGGAGTATTGCGAGCAGGTCACATCGGAACACAAAGTCGCAGAGCGTACGGCATCCGGCAGCAAGGGCAACCTCAAATGGCGGCCCAAGCATAGCCACCCGAACAACCACTATCTGGATTGCGAAGTGTATGCCGCCGCCGCCGCTGATCTTTGCCATGTGCGCGAGCTTTTCCTGCAGTCCAAAACGGACGAAAAGCCTGCGCAGCCACAGGCAGCGCCCACCCCAGAGGAAGGGTGGATCCATCAGAACGAAAGCTGGATTTGAAAGAGGTGAAAAAAATGAAAGTCATCACGAAGTCCGTCACTGCTGGCACACCGGTCGTTTTCAGATTTGATGCCGCCGGGAGTCGCTTTCTCATCAAGAACTTCACCAAAAGCCCCATCTCCTGCAAAATCCTCGATGCCACCATCTGCATCCCGGCAAACACAAGTCAGATGGTGGCCACTCGGCAGCCGCCGCAGAGCTTGGAGGACTATACCGACACCATCACCGTGACGGCCAGCGAGGAATACGAGCAGGGGGTGGAAATTCAGTGCATGGATTACTGATCGAACCCGAAATCGGCGGTCAAATGGCCTATATCGGCCTCGCCGTTGGCGTATATGGTCAGGGCGACATCGAGTACAGGCACTCCACTGGAACTGCCGTTTTTATCGGCGTTTTATGCGATTCCACGAACGTGATTACAATCAAACCGAAAGAGTAAGGAGGACCCCCACATGGCAGACTTAGAAACCAATTACAGCGACCCGGCCTACTTACTCTCCGAAGTAAACAAGGCCATCGCCACCGTCATGGTCGGCGGTCAGAGCTACAAAATCGGCTCCCGCAGCTTGACCCGCGCAAACTTGACAGAGCTGCGGAACCTTCGTGCAGATTTGGCGGCTCAGGTGGACGACCAGAAAGATTCTGAGTTTTTCAGAAGCACCTATGTCGCCTTTTTTGAAGGGAGATAACGATGAACTGGTTTGACAGAGTAATCGGGTTTGTCTCCCCGAAAGCGGCCTGCACAAGAATAGCATGGCGGCAACAGCTCGACCTGCTGCGCGGTTTTGGCTATGACGCCGCAGACAATGGCCGCTCCAATATGAACTGGCGAGCCGTCAATGAAGCCGCAGACCTTACTGATCGCAGCGCACGCGACGTCGTCAGAGCCAGAGCGCGGGATTTGGAACGCAACTCCGACATCTTCAATAGCGTCGTTTCCTCCTACAAGCGCAACATCATCGGCACCGGGTTCACGTTGCAGGTTCGGACCGGCAATGACGAACTCGACAGCCAGATTGAAAAGCTTTGGAAGCGCTGGACAAAAAAGCAGAACTGCGACGTCACCCAGCAGCAGAGCTTCAATGATCTTCTTCGGATGGCCGTTGTCCGAAAAAAGGTGGATGGCGGCATCATTTTCAAAAAGTGCTACACAAAAGGCGGCGTCTTGCCGTTCAAGCTGCAGGCCTTGGAGGTTGATGAGCTTGCCGGTTCTGTCGCATCTCCGCATACCAAAGGGAACCGTGTCGTTGGTGGCGTTGAGCTTGATCAATACAACCGCCCGGTCGGCTATTGGATCGAGCAGTACAACATCGACGGGTGGGAAATGAACGAACCCGTTTATTATCCCGCCAAGGACATCATCTTCTACTACAGCAAAAAGCGACCGAGCCAGCTGCGCGAAATCAGCGATATGACGCAGAGCCTCACGCGCATCCGCGATGCGAATGAGTTCATTACCGCCGTGTCGATGAAAGAGCGTGTCGCCGCTTGCTTTGCGTTGCTGATCAAGCGTGCCGTGCCGCTTGGCGGCCTCGTTGGCCGCGCCAACAGCGCACAGGACTCGCAGGGCCGAAAGACTTACAATAACAGGATGCTCACGCCCGGTATGGTTTCGGAGCTGAACGCAGGTGATGATGCTCAGGTGGTGGATCCCAAGGATTCCAGCAGCGACGCAACCACCTTCCTCAAACTAATCCAGCGTCTGATCGGCGCCGGACAGGGCCTCAGCTATGAGGCAACGGCCCGAGATATGTCGGAAACCAACTACAGCAGCGCCCGGCAGGGCATGATCGAGGACGACCTCACCTATGCCGAGGAAATCGAACTGCTTCAGGAGAACCTCATGTCTGAGGTCTATGAAACTTTTCTGATTTCGGCAGTCCTCTCCGGAAAAATAAGTATCCCGGACTTCTGGGCAGATCCCAGCAAGTACACGGAGCATAAATGGACAGCTTCGCCGAAGCGCTGGATTGACCCCCAGAAAGAAGCTGGAGCAAACAAAACAGCTTTGCAGTCCGGGATCAAGAGCTTTAAGCAAATTTCCGCAGAGCAGGGCTGTGACTGGAAGGAACAGATCGACGACATGGCCGAGGTCGCAGCCTACGCAAAAGAAAAAGGTATTCAGATTGGAGGTGTGAAAGATGTCGATACCGCAGAAGAAAAACAAAAACCGGAGGACCCCAACGAATAACCAGAACCTGCAACGTGATTTCAGCGTTGCAGGCATCCGGGCAGTCAATGAGGGTGAGGATAATCGCGCCTTTGAACTGAGCTTCAGCTCCGAGGAACCATGCCAGATGTGGTTCGGTCTGGAGATTTTGGACCATGACACCGGCGCAGTAGACCTCAGCCGGATGGAAAGCATAGGCGTTGTCCTTTTCAACCATGACCGTGACAAGGTCATTGGGAAGGTCACCCGCGTATGGATCGAGGACCATCGCGGCAAGGCAACCATTGAATTTGACAAGGACGATGAGAGCGAAACCGTCCGCTCCAAGGTCGCCAGCGGCACCCTCAAGGGCGTCTCGGTCAGCTATCGCGTGACCAATTACGAATCAGTCAAAGAGGGAGCAAAGTCCCTTGATGGCCGTTTCACCGGCCCGTGTTATGTCGCAAAGAAATGGATGCCCTACGAGATCAGCATTGTGTCGGTTCCCGCAGACGCAACGGTCGGCGTTGGCCGAGATCTCAACGAGGACAGCCTGCCGCCGCCCGGCATGGCAGACCGCCCCGCACTCTCGTATTACGAGGGCTGCGTCACCGCAAACAAAAACCACTAACAGGAGGTAAACAGAGCATGAACAAAAGAGAGCTTATGCAGCAGAAAATGCAGCGCCAGCAGGCTATCCTGACCGCTGCCCGCACCGCAGGCCGTGACATGACCGAGGAGGAGTCCCGTGAATTCAACGCCCTTCAGGCGGACATTGAGGAGCTGCGCCCGCAGGTTGAGGCAGAGGCGGAGGCAGAGCGTCAGGCCCAGATCGAAGCCGCTCGTACTGCCGAGCGCCAGCGCGTTACTGACATCACCGCCATCTGCCGCAGCTTCAACACTGACCCCCAGCAGTACATCACTGGCGGTCAGACCGTCGATCAGGTGCGCAAGGCTATTCTGGACGATATGGTGAAGAACGGCGCTCCGGCTCGCGCTGGCGTCCGCGTTACGGAAGATGAACAGGACAAGTTCCGCTCCGCTGCCGCAGATGGCCTGATGATCCGCAGCGGCAACACCCCTGCACAGGCTGCAGACGGTGCCCGTGAACTGGCAGGCATGAGGCTGCGCGATCTGGGCATTGAGTGCCTGACCCGCGAGAGCGACAAGAGCGCTTCCGAGTATCTGCGTATGAGTGACGACGATATTTATACTGAGCTGGCTCGCGCATTCCACAACCCGTCTGCCGCCTTCCCGGCAATTATGGATCAGGCCATCAACAAGAGCATCGTCCACATGTACAGCCATGTGCCGACCACTTTCGAGAAGATCACCCGCAAGGGCACCCTGCGCGACTTCAAGCGCACCGACGGCCACAACTACCTGATCGGCGGCGTTGGTGAGCTGCTGCTGGTTCCCGAAAACGGTGAGCTGAAGGCGGACACCCATCAGGAAGCAACCCTGCCGCAGCGTAAGCTGGACACCTACGGTCGCCAGTTCAGCATGAGCCGTCAGGCCTTTATCAATGATGACATTGGCTTCCTTTCCGAGGTTCCCGGCCTGTATGCAGCCAAGAGCAAGAAGCAGATCAACAAGGCCGTCTACTCCATCCTGTACGGCAACGGCACGATCTACGATGGCAAGACCTTCTTCCACAACGACCACAAGAACCTCATGTCCACTGCCAGCGCACCCAGCGCCGCTGCGATCCAGAGCATGATTCAGCGTCTGCAGATTCAGGAGGATCAGTTCGGCGAGGCCATCAACCTGACCCCGAGAACTCTGGTGGTTCCCGTTGGTTATGGCTTCACCCTCCAGACCATCTTCGGCAGCCCCACCATTCAGACCACCGAGAACACTCAGGCCGTCAACCCGCTGTACAATTACCGCTACCCCATCGAAATCGTCGAGGACGCCACCCTGAATGTTCTGGCTGGCACCAATGCCTGCCCGTGGTTCCTGGGCGCAGGCAAGGACGAAACCGCTGGCATTCAGGTGGACTACCTGAACGGTCAGGAGACTCCCACCTTCCGCCGCAGCGAAACTACTGGTCAGCTGGGCTTCGTCTGGGACATTTGGCTGGACTGGGGTATCACCGTTATGGACTACCGCAGCTTCGTCAAGAATCCCGGCGTCAAGCTGCCCACCCTGTAAGATAGGAGGAAATGCACATGATTGCAAATTATCAGCAGCCCGGTGCAGCCATCGACTACACCAACCCCACCAGCAACACCATCAAGGCCGGTCAGGTTGTAAGCCTGACTACCCGCATCGGCGTTGCAGGCACCGAGATCCCCGCCGCAGCCGTTGGCAGCCTGCATGTCAAGGGCGTTTTTACCATGGACAAAGCCTCTGGCGCAATCGCCCTCGGCGCTGCCGTTTATTACAACGCATCGACCGACAAGATCACCACTACCGCCAGCAGCGCCAGCAGCGCCGTCCCCGCAGGCTGGGCTATTGCCGCAGCAAAGTCGGAGGATGCCACCGTTCAGGTTTGCATTGGTTAAGGAGGCCCCGCCATGACCTACGTTGCAAACAGCATCGTCACTGTGGACGGCAAAGAGTACCGCCCCGGCGATACCATCCAGACACCCACCGATTCTAAGGCGCTTGGGATTCTGGTCGGCATTGGATATGTGATCCAGCGCCCCTGCATCGATGATGCGCAGCAGACCGCCGGTCAGGCGGATGCAGCCAGCGAAGCAGTCACCGGCAATTTTAGCCGGAGCGAGTTGGAAACAATGACCAAGGCCAACCTTCAGAAGCTGGCCGCAGACCTCGGCATTGATGCCGCAGCGGAGCTGAGCAAAGCGAAACTCATTGATGCCATCGCTTCCGTCGAGGTCGGCGTCCCTATTCAGGAAAGCGAGTAAGAACCATGGGACTGACATTCAAAAGCGCCATTGAACAGGACAACAAGGAAGTCTTTTTGAACGCCCTAGAGTTTGCGGACAGTCACACGATCAACGGGAAACAAATGCCCGCCATCGTTGATGACAACGAACTGTTGGAGCGAGATAAGGCACATCTGCTCAATGCGGACATTTCCGGGCTTTACTATTCAAGGCGACTTTTGTATGTCGCTGCTTCCGATTTTGGCAGCCGACCGGCCCCCGATTCCTTTTTACGGCTTGATTCCGCCATGTATCGCGTCAAGTCCGCAACCGAGGAAGCCGGAATTTACGCTATTGAAATCGAGGCGGTGAGAGCATGAGCGACGAACCGTTTGTAGTTGTTGACGTTGACGAGGGGCTAGAAAGAATTTTGCGCAGCTTGCAAAAGCTTCCCGATCAGCTGGCAGCACCGCAGGTTTTGCAAAAAGCGCTTAATACCACGGCCCGGAAGGCGCGAACCCGCCTGATTAAAGAGGCCGGGAAGCGATACGCTCTCAGCAAACCGGAGGCTCTAAAAACCGAAAGCAAAGTGGAAGCCAGCACCAGCGACACTTCTGCAGCGATTATTTCAAAAGGCTCCATGCGTGACATCATGGACTTTTTGACACAGCCCAACAGCGACACCGCAGCAGCTGCTGCCCAAGTTTTGAACAGCGGATCCATGAGTCCGCTGGAAAACAACGGAATGAAGGCATTTGTTGCTCGGTTCGCAAGTGGGCACGTTGCAATAGTGCAGCGTCAAGCCAACAAGAGGTACACCTCTGCCGGAGCTTCCACCCGTGCAGAGAAGTACGGCAGCGGCGTTGACATGACAAAGATCAAGAAGCTGCTTTCTCCGGCTGTTCCCCAAATGTTGGGAAATGCAGAAGGCGTGGAGGCGGCGCAAGCGTTGGTGATCGAACTATTAGACAAAGAGCTTGACAAGCAAATTGAAAAGGCTCTTGAGTAGGAGGCCACATGTCGGAAATTACCTTGGAAGATGAACTGGTGGCAGAGCTTCAAGCCCTTTTTGAAGGGATGCAGCTCCAAACCCCGGACGGGCAGCTGGCGCAGATTCAGGTGTTCAAGTACGATCTTCCCGCTTTCCTTGCAGGACAGACGCCGGTGCAGGAGCCGTTCATAGCGGTCTGCCCGACAACCGGCCAAATTTCCGAACGGGGAGCCTCGCCCGAAACGGATATAGGACTCGGTATTCGGATATATAACCCCTCACCAGAACACGCCGGAAACGACGATCTTATGAGCATCATTCGGAGGATTTGTCTCCGCTTTGCATCCAACCCTTACATCGGGAAAAAGCATGAATGCAAATACCCAATTAAATGGACGTTGAGCGAAACGTCCAGACATCCATACTATATCGGAGCGGTCGCATTCAAAGCAGAAACCGCGCAACCGATTTATCAGGAGGTGCCTTCTATCAATGGCGAATGCTAACAATTCCCTGGTCTACATCGGCCCGACCATCCCCGGCGTTGCCTACAATGGCACGGCATACCTCAACGGCCTGCCGCCCGCGTTTGAGGACGCAATCCGGGAAACCCCCATGCTGCGGCAGCTTCTGGTTACGCCCAGTGCTCGCCCGGATGCGCAGGCGCAGATCTCCCAGCAGAGTGGCCGCTTCTATTCGATTTATAAGGCCGTGCAGACTAAGCTCGGCCAGAAGGGAGTGAAATAAATGCCTTTATATCATGGCGCATATGCCAGCGAAAAAAGCACTTCGCTGGTTATCCCCGTAACAAGCAGCGCTGGTCTTCAGGTATATGTCGGCACGGCTCCCATCTACCTGACCAACAACCCCGCCGCCACAGTCGGAAAGCCCATCGTCTGTTACGACTTCGCTGCCTGCCAGCAGCAGCTGGGCTACTCGGACGATTTCAAAAACTTCACCCTCTGCGAGGCAATGGATGCCAACTTCCGCGTCTTCAACAACGCTCCGGTGATTTTTATCAACGTCCTTGATCCGAGCAACAGCAAGCACGTCACGAAGAACGCGGAGGAAAGCCTGACGCTTTCGGAGGATGGTGTCGCCACTTATTCCAAGAAGTACGTTCTTCTGGACAAGCTGACCGTCAAGGCCAACAGCAAAGAGCTGGTGATGGGAACGGATTACATCACCGAGTTTATGGAAGGCGGTGGTCTGCGGATCACTCTTCTGATCCAAACTCCCGTTGATAAGACCATCAAAGTCGCCAGTACGTCCCTGAACCCGGAGAACGTAAGCACGACGGACATCGTCGGCGGCTATAACAGCGTGACGGGAGCAGAAACCGGCGTTGAGTTGATCCGCCGTATTTTCCCGCTCTATGGTCTGGTTCCCGGTAGCCTGCTGGCACCCGGTTGGTCGTCCAACCCCACCGTCGCAGCAGCGCTGACCGCAAAGACCAATGCCCTGAATGGCAACTTCAAATGCATGTCCATTGTTGACATTGCAGCGGATGCAAACGGCGCAACTGTCTACACGGACTGCAAGAAGGCAAAGACCGACCTCGGCGCAACGGACATTCGGACCATCGTTCTCTGGCCTATGGCCCAGATCGGTACGAAGAAATACCATCTCTCGACCATCTGCGGTGCCCTTCTGGCCAGCACCGATGCGGAGCATGGCGATGTGCCCTACGACTCTCCCTCGAATCTGGCTGCAAAAATCACCGGCACCATTCTGGCGGATGGAACCCCGGTGTTGCTGGATCAGCAGCAGGCCAACGACATCCTCAATGCGCAGGGCATTACTACCGCCATCAACTCTATCAACGGTTACGTGCTGTGGGGCAACTGCACCGCAGCTTATCCCGGCAACACCGACCCGAAGGATTACTGGATCAACTGCCGCCGTATGTTCAACTGGGATGCCAACAATTTCATTTTGACGTACCTTCAGTATGTTGATCGTAATTACAGCCGCCAGCTGATCCGTACCATTGTGGATACCAAAAACATGACCGGCAACGGTTACGTAGCAAAGGATTACATGGCTGCCTATAAATGCACCTTTCTGGACAGCGAGAACACGGAAACTGATATTATTTCCGGCCACCTTACTACGCATACCTATATGGCACCTTATGTCCCCGCACAGTACATCGAGAACATCGACGAGTTCGACGTTGAAGCGCTGAACGCGGCCCTGAAAGGAGAGTGACCCTGAGTGAAAGTAGTCCCTACTAAGCTGACCAAGTTCAATGTGTACGATGGATTCACCCGTCTGGTCGGTATTGGCGACGAGGTGACGCTCCCCGATTTCGAGCCGCTTTCGGATACCGTATCTGGCGCAGCGTTTCTGGGCGAATTTGATGATCCTACCGTGGGTGCCTTTGGCAACATGAAGATGGACATTCCCTTCAATGCCCTTACCAGCGAAGCCCTGAATATGCTGGATATGCTGAAGGTAAAGACCATCACGCTGGCTGGCGTTGCCCAATGTCTGGACGTGGAAGGAAACATTGTTTTTCTTCCGACCCGCGTCGTGATCCGTGGCCGTGGAGGCACGCTGAAAGGCGGATCATTCAAAGCGGGCAGCGGCACTGGAACCAGCGCCTCTGTCACCATTTTGGCCATCACTATCGTGGTGGGCGGCGAAACCGCAGTCGAGCTGGATAAAGTAAACCCCACCTACAAGCTCTGGGGCGTGGATCAGCTCGCCTACATCAAAGCAAACTGCTAAGGAGGCTTTTCTAATATGAACGCACACATTTCTCCCGCACAGGAAGCACCGAAACCCACCGCAGCCTATGAAGATCCCGCCCTGTATGGCGGTTTGGACGAACCTTCTCCTGCCGTTCCGTTCCCGGACGCAGATGCCGAGGATGAGGACGAGGACCCGCTCGTTTTGGAGCTGACCGCTCCCTATACCTTCGGCGGTGTCACCTACGAAAAGCTGGATCTTCACGGCTTGGAAGGCCTGAAGGCTGGTGACCTGAAGCGAACCACGAAGCTTTACATGAAGCTGCATCCGGCAGCAAGCCCGGCCACGTTGGAAAGCAATCTGGAATTCACTTTCCTGATCGCAAGCCGCATTCTGGCCCAGCCGCTGGAATTCTTCGATGAGCTTCCGGCTCGTGATGCCATTGCACTGAAAACCTCTATCGTGGGTTTTTTGTACGGCGCGGATGGTACGGACTAACCCCGGATGGAATCACAAGACTTTGCATCAGCCTTTCCGTGGCTCTGAATTCAGATATTAAGAATTTGGAAAGTTCGTCAATTGACGAGCTGGCCGACATGGCAAAAACGTACAACGATTATATGGCGGAGGTGAAAGCGCAGAGTGGCCAAAAGCAGTAAAATCTACGAGCTCATGCTCAAGATCGGAGCCAAGCAAGACAGCTCTCTGAAAAAAGCCTGCGCCGATGCCGATAAGAACTTGTCGAAGCTCAGTAAGAGCGCCAAGGCCGTCGGCAAGGTGGCCGCTGGTGCATCCATTGCAGTGGCCACCACGGTCGCAACTGCCGGTGTCGCCGCCGTGAAATCCGGCATCGATTATCAGAAGCAGCTCGCCAACGTCTCTACGCTGCTGACCGGAACTGAAGCGAAAATTTCAGCTAGAACAGCGGAAATCGGCAAGGATATTTTGAAGGTGTCCAACGATACCGGTGTCGAAACTGCAAATTTGACCGATGGCATGTATCAGGTCATATCCGCTTTCGGCGACAGCAAGGACGCAATGAGCATTCTGGAAACGTCCGCAAAAGCGGCTGCGGCTGGCAATGCGACCACCACAGACAGCGTGAATCTGCTTTCAGCAGTAATGAAGGGCTACAAAGATATTTCTGCAGAATCTGCACAGAAAGTCGCTGATTTGTCCTTTGCGACCGTTCGACTCGGTCAGACCTCCTTCAGGGAACTGGCATCCAGCATCGGCAAAGTTGTCCCACTTTCTTCTGCGCTGAATGTTCAGCAGGAAGAATTGTACGGCGTCTTTGCTACTCTGACTGGTGTAACCGGCAGCACTGCGGAGGTCGCCACCCAGTATAAAGCTGTTCTGTCTGGTTTAATGACCCCGTCCAAGGACATGACCGCATCCCTGAAGAAGCTCGGTTTCTCTACAGCAGACGCAGCCATCAAGAGCCTCGGATTCCAAGGCACCCTCGAAGCACTGAAGGGCACTGTCCACGGTGACGAGCAGGCCATGGCAAAGCTGTTCAGTTCCACCGAGGCCCAGACCGCCGTGCTGGCCATGTGCGGCGCTCAGTCCGAGAACCTGACCAATAAGACCGCCGAAATGTACACGGCGACCGGCGCAGCAAATGCGGCGTTTGAAAAGCAGACCAATACACTGGATTATGATATTCAGATGATAAAAAATCTGGGAGCGAACTTTCTGACGGAAATCGGCACCAAAATCATACCATACGTGAAGGATCTGGCAGACGCTGCACTTCCCCGCGTACAATCCGGTTTGGAAGCTGCCGGAAGCTATGTAATCGGAACACTTATTCCCGCAGCGCAGCAGGATGCCCAATGGGTCAGTGAGCATCGTGTTCTGCTGATAGCTCTGGGGGCTGGCATCACAGCGGCAGTCGTTGCTTACAAGGTGGCCACTACGGCAATGACCGCCTATAATGCAGCGATGGCCATTTATAAGGTAGTCTGCGCAGCCAGCGCAACAGGCACGTTTACTCTCGCCGGGGCGATGACGGCACTGAACCTCCCCATGCTGGCAGTCGTTGCGGCAATCGGTCTGGTCGTTGCAGCAGGTGTCCTTCTCTACAACAACTGGGATCTGGTAAAAGAAAAAGCTGGCGAGTTCGGAGCTGGCGTTGTCTCCATATTCAAGGGAATGGCAAACGGAGTGATTGGATTCATCAACGGAATCATCGGAGGAGTAAACCAGATGATTACCGCGATCAATGGCATTTCGCTGACTGTTCCCAGCTGGGTTCCCGTGGTTGGCGGTCAGAAAATCGGATTCAGTCTGGGCACCATCCCGACTATCCCGGCTCTGGCCGCTGGCGGCATCGCAACCGCCCCCACAACGGCGCTGATCGGCGAAGGTGCGGAGCCGGAAGCGGTTCTGCCGCTTTCTAAGCTGGCCGATATGATCAAAGGATACCTCGCACTGAACCGTGGCAGTCAGCAGAGCGGAGGTGCAGGAACCGGCGGAGACGTAATTCATTTTTCGCCCACAATGTACTTCACTGGCAGTGCAAATGCCCAAGAGGTAAGACAGGCCATGCGCCTGTCCTTCGAGGAATTCAAAAAACTCTATCGGCAGCTCAAAGCTGAAGAAAAGCGCAAAGGCTTTACACCTGCGAGGTAATCGGAGAACCAAAGAATGAGCGAAGCAACCACGCAAGCAAATCTGACCTACACCACCAAACAAGGCGACATGTGGGACATGATTGCATATAAGGTATATGGCTCGGAGGAATACACCTCGTTTTTGATGCAGGCGAATTTCCCCCTGCTGGATATTTTTATTTTTGATGCCGGAACCATTGTGAACACTCCGGCGCTTCCCGAAAAGCCCGTCGTTACGACGGCCCCAGCATGGAGGACTTCATGAGCGCTAGAACCGCAACTGTCAATATTTTTGTCGACGGGAAAGCCATGGACAAAGAGCAACGTAGCACGGTCACGAGCGTCACATACACGGATCCCGCAAGCGGCCAAGCTGACAGCTTGGACATTGCGGTGTCCGGCGGCGGAAACAAATGGATCACAGACTGGTATCCCGGAGAAGGCAAGGTGGTTTCGGCCACCATCGCTCTTTCGGACTGGGAACAGGAAGGTGCGCAAGACATTACGCTTGACTGCGGTCAATTCATTCTGGATGAGCCGAAGTTCTCCGGGTGGCCGGTATCCGGCACTCTCTCAGCGGTATCCACCCCTGCAAACAAGGGGTTCAGCAAAACAGAAAAAACCAAGACATGGGAAAACGTCACGCTAAAGGAAATCGGAAAAAACATCGCAGACCGGGCAGGAATTGCGCTGGCTTGGGATGTTTCTGGCAGCAGTTTTTCTATTTCCAGCGTTGAGCAATCCAAAGAAAACGACTGCACATTTTTCACAAATCTGTGCAATGGTTACGGATTGCAGGTCAAAGTTTATTCCCACAAGCTCGTGGTCTATGACCGCGAGGCATACAAAAAGAAGGCAGTCGTTGATACCGTAGACGCCTCAGAATTCGCCAGCTGGGACGGTGGTCCGTCCATGTCGGAGGTCTACACAGGAGGAGAATACACCTACACCAACCCACAGACCAGCAAAAAAATTGTGGCGAAGGTTGGCGGCGGCGATAAAATTCTGAAAAAGTCTGGCAAGGCTGACAGCGCAGCGGATGCAGAACGTAAAATCAAAGCCTTGGTGAGCAATGCAAACCATGGGCACATCAAACTCAATTTTGAAATGATGGGCAACGCGAAGTGGATTTCTACGCAGTGCATCCAGATCAACGGTCTGGGCGTCTTAAGCGGGAAGTATTACCTCGACAGAGTATCAAATAAAGTAGATGGGAGCGGCGGCAGCACGGTATCTGTCGAGGCTTCCATGGTAGAGTAAAGGAGAGCAGCGAATGGATAGTAATGAAATTCGTGTCGGAAAAATCTCCTCGGTAGATTACACAAGCGGAACTGTCCGTGTGGTTTACGAGGATCAAGACGACGCAGTTACACGCCCCATTCCGCTGCTCTCTTTTGAGTATTTGATGCCGGAAGTCGACGATATGGTTCTGGTTCTGCATCTTTCCAACGGCACAGAAGCAGGCGTTGTTATTGGACGCCCATGGTCGGATCAGCGGGTTCCACCGGAGAGTGGTCAAGGGCTGTACCGAAAGGACTTCCATAATGAGGTCGGTAAAGCGTTTCTTCGCTTCAGCGAGAAAGACAACGAAACCATGACACTGCACGTCAAAAATCTCGTGATCGAGGCGGAGAATGTCACAGCCAAAGCGGAAAAGGACATCGTTCTGGATGCAACTGGGAACGTGACAATCAAAGCTGCTGGAGCGCTTACTGTAAAGGGATCCTCTGCAACGATTGATGCTCCTGCGACCTCTGTCACCGGCAGCATGACTGTTGCTCAGGACGCAACCGCAAGTGGCATTTCTGTAGCACACCATACGCACACCACACCGCACGGCGTATCTGGTGCGCCGCAGTAAAGGAGTTTTGGATGATCGGAGCATTTGGAACCTCTATCATTTTCGAGGTGAGCGAGGACCGTATCCTTGCATTCAAAAAGCTGACCCAAGATGTAAAAGGCCGCTGGGCATCCCATGAGACTCTCGGAGCAAAACCGAAAAAAGAATTTCTGGGAGCAGATGCACGAGAGGGCGCTCTGGAAATTTATCTTTCAGCCAGTCTTGGAATTCGCCCGCGCACAACCTTGCAGGAGCTTGAGAAAATGGTCGAGTCAGGTGCCACAGAGTACCTTATCATCGGAGATATGCCGCTAAGCGAAAGCAAGTACGCCATCACCGCAGTCTCGGAGGCATGGGACAAAGTCTACAATGACGGCTCGCTTGTAAAGGCGACTGTGTCGATTACATTGGAGGAATACCCGACATGAATTCTCTTCTCAGTTTGGCAAATAGCGAATTCGAGTATGAGGGGCAAGCCTCATACGATCGGAAGCAGAACCTCCTTCAGCAGGTGCGTCTCTTGACGTCAACCAGAAAAGGAAGCGTTCCGCTTGACCGGGATCTGGGGCTGGACTTCAGCTTTGTTGACCGGCCTATCGGAGTGGTTCGCAGTCTCTACGCTGCGCAAATCACCGAAGCAATATCAAAGTACATTCCGTCACTGAAAATCGTAGAGATCAAGTGGAGTGGTAGCGCTGACGGTCACATTTATCCGAGGGTGGTGGTATCAGATGCCGGATAGTATCAAGAATATGCCGGACGTTTCCTTCATTGACGGAAAAACTGTGACCGACATTCGTGGCGAAATGGTCGAGGACTACGAAGCCTATGTCTCGAAAGCAACCGGCAGCAAGGTGAAGCTGTCCAGAGTTTCCCGCGACAGAATGATTTTGTATGCCTGCGCAAACGCCATTCACCAAGGCTTCCAGTATACCGACCGAGCTGGAAAGATGAACTTCCTCAAATGGTCCTACTCCGATTATCTGGATCATCTGGGCAAATTTCGTCGCGTGACCAGAAACCCTGCCAGCGCAGCGACCACAACGCTGCGATTTACGGCATCGACTATCCGTGCGTCTGCAACACCCATTCCGCAAGGCACTCGCGCTGCTGCTCTAAGCTCCGTCTACTTTTCCACAGACGAATATGCGGAGATACCGGCAAAGGCTTCCTACGTCGATGTTCCAGCGACCTGCGTAGAGGTTGGCAGCGCAGGAAACAGCTTCGCTGCAGGCGAGGTCTCAGAAATTGTCGACCCGCTCCCCTACATCAAAAGCGTTGCGAATATTTCGGAAACGGAAGGTGGCGCAGACATCGAGAGCGATGAATCCTATCAGGAACGGATCTGGCTGGCCCCTGAGTCCTACTCCGTAGCAGGCCCGGAAGGTGCCTATAAATACTGGGCCAAGACTTATTCAAGCGCCATCGGTGACGTTGTTGCAAACAGCGATCAGGCAGCCGGAGAGGTGGACATTGCATTTTTGCTTTCCGATGGCTCCATTCCCGGCCCCGAAACTATATCCGGTCTGCAGGAGTTTCTGAAAAACGACGGCATCCGCCCGTTGACAGATAAAGTCGTGGTATCCTCCCCGGCAGAAGTCAAATATTCCATTTCCCTGACATATTACATCGACCGCAGCAATGCAACGATTGCGGTGTCCATCCAGACGGCAGTTGATGCGGCGGTTCAGGAGTACATCCTCTGGCAGCGCAAAATTGGTCGGGATATTAACCCCTCCAAGCTGGTTTCCCTGATTATGGCAGCAGGAGCAAAACGTGTAGACGTCACCTCTCCGATTTACACCAAGGTCGGCGAAGCGGCTGTTGCCCTCCTGACTGGCACCGTCACGGCGAATTACGGAGGGCTGGAAGATGATTAAATTTCAGGACATCCAGCCAGCCGACATTCTCCCGGAAGGCCTGCGGGACGACGTGAGTGCTCTGGGCATTGCCTACGCGATCTGTCGCCAGATTGAGAAATGGTGCGCGTTCAATGACGGAATCATGATCTATTACATGATTGCATCCCTGCCGGACGAAATCTTGGACCTCATGGCCGCAGAGTACAGAACCCCAGCGTACAGCACAAAGTACAGCACCGACGTAAAAAGAACGCTGATTGCTGACACTATGCTGTATTTCATGAAGTTGGGAACGCCTATGGCGGTGCGCCGGATTATCACCTCCATCTTCCAAAACGGAACTGTTTCGGAATGGTTCGAGTATGGCGGCGAACCGCACCACTTCCGCATCAACATCTCAAACCCCAATGTTGGGCCGAATGATCTGGACGAATTTGTGCGGCAGCTTCGGAACGTGAAACGCCTTTCCTCTTGGCTGGATAGCATTTCCAGCAAACTGGACATTGAAGCCGCCGCCATCGGCATCGGGCATTGGGTACACACCGGCGATTTTATCCGCCTAAACCCGATGATCATTGAGGATGTGGCTCGCCAGATCACCAGTACACCATATACAGGAATCGGGCTGGCCACCATTGACCATGTAACCGTTCCGGCAGAATAGGAGGGATAAAGAAAAATGTTCAACGCCCCGGTATTTACCACGGCAGGCAAAGCCCTGCTTACTAGGAATATTGCCGGTGAACAGATCAGGTTCACTACCATTCAGATGGGGAGCGGATACATTTCGGGGTCCATCGACGCAATGACGGCGCTTGTCAAGGTAGAGGCCACAGTTTCAGCCAGCGCCAAAAACGAAGATGGACAGTATGTCAATGTTTCCGCAGCCTTCACAAATCAGAGTTTAGAGAATGGCTTCTACTGGCGCGAAATCGGCGTATTTGCAGCAAACCCCAGTGCTCCGAACGACCGATCGCAGGATATTCTCTATTGCTATCAAAATGCATACGATACCGCCGAGTTCATCCCGCCCCCGTCGGCTGCAACGATTGAAAAGGGAATCTCCATACCAATCATCGTCGGCGATACCTCCAAGGTATCGGCTATCCTAGACAAGACCCTCGTTCTGGCCACGCAGAAAGACTTGGAGGACCACAACAATAATAAAGATGCCCATGGCCCTTTTTACGAGAAGGTTCAGAACTGGGTCAAGGAACAGCTCAAAAACTTCACAGGGATGGTCAAGACCATCAACGGCGGAAAGCCGGATGCAAGCGGGAATATCGACATAGATTTCATGCCCAAGAGCGGCGGCACATTCACTGGGCGGATCAATTTTTTCAATGGCACTTATTTCATTGACAGCAGCAGCCAGAACGGCGGCGACGCTGCTCTGAGAAACCTGACGACAACCGGCACCATTTCCAGCACCGGAAACATTCATTCCGGCGGGAACATCGACGCCACCGGATATGTCACCGGTGCCAAGACATACCACGGCGTTTATAACGACTATGCGGAACTTTTCCCCAGAGGCGAAGAAACGAGGCCGGGTGACATCATCGCCCTCGACCTGAGCAGCCAGAAGGAACGCTATGTCAAGGCGACTCGCGCCTCCCGCAGAGTTGTGGGCGTCCACAGTGACGAGTTTGCAACGCTGATCGGAGGAAAGACGCCGACGGATGGCAGCGACCTTCTCACCGCAAATGAAAAAGATTTTATCCCTGTATCTCTGGCTGGCCGCGTGAGGACGTGGGTCATCGGCCCGGTACATACAGGCGACCTTATCGTCCCCTCCACGACCCCCGGCGTCGGATGTGCACCGCAAGCCTGCACTTCGCCGGTGCAGACACAGGTGGTTGGATATGCAGTCGAAGGCGACAACAGGACTGACCTGCGTCGCATCCGTATCAGAATTGGAGGTTGACAGATGGCGAACCAAGGTGAATTTATCACGGCAGCCGAATTTCTCAACCTGAAAGCAGCCCTTCAGACCGAAGTGCAGCGCCGCAGCAACAGCAAGTCCGTCGGATCAATGGCAGCTTATGCAGGCAGCGCTTACCAGTACACAGAGCCGCCCAGTAAGGACACCGTCGAATATAAGGCGGAACATATCGAAAAGATCACAAAGCCTCTTGACGCCATTACTGGCGGAAGCCTTACCCCGGAGGCTGGCGGATATGTAGACGCTGACACTTTGGATGCCGCAGCACTGAAGGTTTCGGAATTGAGCAGCAAAAGTCTCACAGCTGGCAACCAACGCGAAACTGGATGCGCCGCAAGCTGTTCCGGCCTTTGCTACACCGGCTGCTACTCAGCTTGCACTGGGTGCACTGGAACATGTCAGGGAACCTGTCAAGGAAGCTGCTCGACGACCTGCACCGGCGGGTGCAAAAACCAATGTACAAGCTGCGGAGGCAGCTGCTCCAACAACTGCACCAACGGTTGCTCCGGCGGATGCAAAAACACCTGCTCCGGCGGATGCAGCGGCGGGTGCTATACCGAGTGCGACAGCTGCGGAAGCAGCTGCTCGAATGATTGTGACAGCAGTTGCTCCGGTGATTGCACCGGCGACTGCGAGGCCTGCAAACGCAGCTGTCAGGCTGGCTGTTCTCAGGACGGATGCACCGGCACCTGTTCCGTTACCTGCGGCGATGAAGCGGCCTGCCACGGCAGCTGCTCCGGCGGATGCAGCAGCAGTTGCTCTGGCATTTGCAAGAGCGGCAGCTTTTTCTGAAAGAGGTGGTTAAATGCCTACTGCAAACATTGCCCCCGCCAGCGCCCCGGAGTTTCAGTCCTACGATCGACACGAGTGCCTTTACAAATTCCTCATGATGAAGCCTTTCAGTGCTTCGGATTTCACAAAGGAAATGAAGCTATTCCCCAAAGAGGGACGCTTCTTTAATTCCCTTTGCTACATGGGCGTTTACAAGAACACCGGGATCACTGATTTTTCCGCATGGCTCACAGAATGCACCGCCGCAGTCAAGAGCATCGCTTCGGCCTGTGGGCGCATTCTTCGAAGCGATGCGGAACGGGATTTATACGCTTGGGGTCTGGCGGTGCACACCTTCGTTTTTGATGATACGCACTCCCAGATGCCCATCGACGAAGATCTCCTGTTCAGAATTTTTGATATTCCGCCCGACACGGAAGAGTCTCTCTGGGCGCTGTATCAGATTGGCGCAGCGGCACTGGACAAGATGGAGTATACCCCGCGTGAGGGCCGAAATCTCTCCCTGTTCACCCGTCTGCTGATGGAAACGCTCCGAATTAAGGACGATTTCGAGGCGCTGAAGACAGTTCGCTATGATACCGAGAAAGGGATAATTAACTATGGCTGAAAACACATTCCGGCTGACCGAGAAGGAAAGCCTGACGATTGAACGCCTCAGCTACATCTACGAAAGCAACAAGGCTGTTGCTGCAATTCTGTCCCGTGAGCTTGCAAACGCCGAAAACCCGGACGCAAAGGAAATGCTGCGCGAGGTATGCAACGCCTGCCGTGCGTCTTTCCTGAAAATGAGAGTGGCTCAGGACGCTGTTCTTAGTGCCCTGATTGAGGACTTCTATTCTAAGAGGGTAGAGTTTGCCTTCGATTTCAAGGCGCAGGAGGTGCACTGCAAATGGTGACACGAAGCGAAGATTATTCCAACTTTGTCCACCGACTTTTCAACAACGGAAACCTCGGGCTGGAAGCCTGCCGAAATATCACTTTTCAGGTGACCGGGGATTGCAATTTGCGATGCTCATATTGCTATGAGCATCACAAAAGCTGCGGTGCCATGAGTCTGGAAACCGGGAAGAGGATCATTGATTACATCATCGACCTTTACGAGGACGGCACCGGCGATTTTATCAACAAAAACACTCAGGGTGTCGTTTTGGATTTCATCGGTGGCGAGCCGCTTTTGGAAGCGGAGCTGATCGAGAAGATCACGGATTACTGGTTCGAGCAATGCTGGAGGCGTAAGTGCCCTCTCTGGACAAGGGCGCGGGTCAGCTTCGCCACCAACGGCCAGCTGTGGTTCAGTGATGCAGCGCAGCACCTCTTCCATAAATACCATGAAATCATGAGCGTCACCGTTTCCATCGACGGCGTTCAGGAGCTTCACGATAAGTTCCGGGTGGACAAGAACGGCGTCGGCAGCTTTGAAAAGGCATGGGCTGCATTTCAGGACGGGAAGAAATACGGCTGGCTCAACTGCAAGATGACCTTCGTCGGAACCAGCTTCAAATTTATTTTCCCCAGCGTAAAACAGATGATCTCGGAAGGGTGCAAAGAAATCCATTGCAATTACGCCTTCGAGCCGGTTTATACCGAGCAGGAAGCCCGGATCCTTTACACCGAGCTGCGACGGCTGGCCGATTACCTCATTTCGGATGCACCTGACGTTTGGGTTGGGATCCTCGATCCGAACATTGGGCAGCCCTCTCGCGATGACAAGAACTGGTGCGGCGGCACCGGCGAGATGTTGAGCTTTGCCCCGGACGGCAAAGCGTACCCGTGTGTCAGATATGCCCCCATATCCGTGGGTGCAGCTTTGGCAGAGCCTATGTGCTTGGGCGACTGCTACACGGGTCTCTATACCACCGAGAAGCAGCGGGAAACCAAGGCCATGCTGGACGCTATCACACGAACCAGTCAAAGCCCGGAAAAATGCCTGAGCTGCCCGGTGGCCACCGGCTGCGGATGGTGCAGCGGCTACAATTACGAGAGCTGCGGAACCCCCAACTGCCGGAATACGAATATCTGCCTCGCGCACAAGGCCCGCTGCCTTGCGGTTTGCTATTATGTCAATAAGCGTTCCCTGATTATCGGCGACACCAAACCGAAAAAGATTTATCTGCCCCGCGAGGAAGCGGTGCAGCTGATCGGAGAAAATGCAACCGCAGCGCTTTGGACCTTGGCAGAGGAAGCCAAGAACAATGTGGAGGTGAAAATCTAATGGCAGCATTATTCAAGCCCGGCGTCCTGACCACTGACGGAAAGGCGCTGCTGGCAAAATGGCAGGCCGGAGGAACGGCGCCGCAGATCACTCACGCGGCGATTGGTTCCGGCAGTTACACCAAGACCGAGGACGCATCAACCAGAACGTCCCTCAAAGCGGAAAAGCTCCGCGTCGGTATCAGTTCCGCGACCGCAGACGGCGACACCCTGAACCTTCGTTTTGTGTTCAGTAATGACAGCGTAACCACCGGCTTTCCCGTAACCGAGGTTGGCGTCTTTGCAAAGGACCCGGACAAGGGCGAGGTTCTTTACAGTATTTCGGTCAGCGCAGACGAGAGCGTGGCGGATTTCTTCCCCGCGTACAGCGGCAACCATAGCGTCAGCTCTATTTTCGACTACTACATCAAAACGTCCAACTCCGAAAACGTAACTATTCTGGGCGGCACCGGCGCTTTTGCTCTCGCGGATGATATGATCCAGACGCAGCGCCGGGTCAATGCTTTAGAATCCTGCGGCTTTGTCGTGGTAGACGGCGAGCTCTGCGTGAAGTATACCAAACCAACAACTTGAAAGGAGTAAAAACTCATGGCAAATTCGGAAATCATCTCCCCGGTTTATAAGGACGAAACCGCTCAGGAGAACGGCAAAAAGCTGGACACCATTGCAATTTTGCTTGGTAACATCGCAGCGTCCCAGCGAGCCATTGCAAACGCACAGCCGGAAGTCAGCATGGACGTTGACCTGAACACCGTCCGGCAGATCGTCGCCAGCGGCGCAGCCCCGAAAATCTACCCGCTCGGCACCCAGCTGGTCAACACCTACACCGACAAGGACGGCAAAACTTACAGTTGCCCTTGGGACGTCGTCCAGCCGGACGACACCGCAGAGGGCGAAACCGGCAGCACCGCCCCGGCCCTTACCATGCAGATGCACTACGCAACTCTGTATGACATCCCCTTCTCGGCAAATCAGGCATTCTACATCGTCCCGGAGGCTGGCCTGCCCGCTGGCACCTACCATGTGACCTTCGGCTTCAACTGGGGCACGAACGTCAAGACCGGCACCACATGGCAGTTCACCACGAGCAAGGCGCTGGCGGCAGGGACCCTGCTCTGCGGTTTCTACAATGCGCCGGATGTGGCCATCACTTCCTGCAAGGTGTACGCCTACAAGGATCAGTACAAGAGCGAGCTTCTCGACACCTGCACCGTTTCTTCCGGCGACGAGGGCACCGACCTCGGCACCTTCATGCAGAAGGAAAACGGTGACCTGAACAGCCTTCAGGCCGTGGCCTACGGCGACAACCGCTGGTGGAAATCTGTATACCGCCAGTGGCTGAACAGCGACCAGCCCGCCACGAAGTGGTGGACCCCGCAGGACAAGTGGGACATGATGCCCGACTGCGCAAAGACCATTCCGGGCTTTCTGGCAGGCTTTTCGGAGGATTTCAAGAACGCCCTGACCCGCACCAAGGTCGTGACCTATGGCAATACGGTGACGGACGACGGCTCGGCGGTGATCACCTACGACAAGGTGTTCCTGCCGTCGCTGGAAGAAATCTATTGCAATCCTCAGGTCAAGGGCGAGGGCGCATACTGGCCCTATTGGAAAGAGGCCACTGGTGCCACAGCGCCGCAGGCGCTGTGGCAGACCTACCCGCTGCGCATCACTCGCGATCTGGCGCAGCCGACCGTGGGCCGGTACGTCCGCTTGCGCTCTGCGAATAGAGGCTACGCGTACACCGCGTTCAATGTGTATTCCAGCGGCGACGTGCGCGGCTGGGGCGCCTCGAATGCGATTAGGTCTGCCCCGGCTTGCAAAATCACCACACTGGGCCAGTAATCGCCGGACAATACCTTGTCCGGCGGGAAAGCGAGTAACCTTCAATGGCAATGCGAAAAGACCAAATTGCTGATAACAAATTCACCCTTCCCAACGACGCCCGCGATCTGGCGCTCTATGTGCGGCAAATCACGCAGAACGTGAAGGTCTTTGATCCAGCGATTGACGCCAACCTCCCAGCGCAGCTGCGGGCAACAGCGGATCAAATTTATTTTGATATTTTTGAAGCCAACGGCGTGCGGGTGGACAGCGCAGACACCAAGAAGGAGCGCCTCGCCCTCCAGAAAAGAGCAATCCGGCTTTGCACCCGAATGTTGGCCTTGATGGATATGGCCCGCTGCTGTTTCCATCTTTCTGGCAAGCGGTGCGTTTTCTGGGGAAGGAACGTGCGTGACATCCGGCAGCGCTGCCGGGACTGGCACGAAAGTGATTCAAAACGCTATAAGGCGTTTTGATATAAATGGCTGTAGGCTATTGGGCCGGAACGTCCGCTTGCGCTCTGCGAATAGAGGCAACGCGAACAACGCGTTCAATGTGAATTCCAGCGGCAACGTGAACAACTGGAACGCCACGAATGCGAATAGGTCTGCCCCGGATTGGACGGCAGCAAGCCCACAAAGGCTCTTGCGTAGCAAGGGTTGGGCGTAAAACCGCCGTGCAAGGAGCCGAGTGCCATGTCTATCTATTCGGATGGATGAACAATATTCGCCGGACGCAGCTGCCCCACGGGACTGCCTGCTATCACCCGGCGAAGCCTTGCAGGAGACTAAAGTGCAAGATGAAGAAATAATTGGGTTTGATGCTCTATATGCCTCCATGAACCTGTGCGCAAAGAACGTCCGCCGAAAGGCAAATGTTGGACGATTTTTGATGTATGGCATGGACGAAATTCTCAAGCTCCAAGAGGATCTCGAAAACGGCACATATAAGGCCCGCCCGACATCGACAGTAAAAATCACATATCCGAAGCCACGAACCGCCGTTGCAGCGAGTTTCCGCGATCGGGTATACCAGCGCTCTCTAAACGATAATTCAGTTTATCCCAGAATGACCACCAGCTTCGTCCGGCACAACGCCGCCTGTCAGAAGGACAAAGGAACCGACTGGGCACGTGAACAGGTGAAATTCTTCCTAGAAAGGGAGTTCCGACAACACGGCCCGGACGGCTGCGCCCTTCTGATTGACGTCCACGGATATTATGCCTCCATTCGGCATGAGATCACAAACCAGAGGTTTGAACAGAAGCTTCCATCCAGCCATTACAAGCGGGTGCGGGACGTTCTGGATCACCAATATTCAGGCGAAACCGGCTATAACCCGGGGAGCCAGATGGTCCAGCTGGCCGGGATCTCAGTTCCTGACCCCATCGACCATTACATAAAAGAACGCCTGCGGGCAGACAAGTATCTTCGTTTTATGGATGACAGTATCATAGTCCACCACAGCAAAGAGCAGTTGGAGGAATGGCGCGAGGCCATCCGGCAGCAATATGCTGCCATCGGTCTGGAACTTCACCCGGAGAAAACGCGGATCGTTCGCCTTCAGGACGGCTTCCGGTTTATGGGCTTCATTTATCGGCTGACACCGAAAGGCAAAGTCATAATGACGGTTGACCCAAAAAATGTAAAATCAGAGCGCAAGCGCCTATTTCGGCTGGCGCAACTCGTCAAGGCGGGTAAGAAACCGAAATCTGCTCTATATGAGCAGTACCGCTCATGGAAAGCCCATGCGGCAAAAGGCAACTCCGACAAATTGCTGGGCCGCATGGATGAATACGTCAAAACATTATTGGAGGGTGTACCATGAAAATCGTGTACAGTTCGAGCGGCGTCCAGCAGGGCCGCGAAACCGAGAACCGTGACGCAGCCATTGCAAACGCTGCGTCTATGATCGACTATCTGTGCATTCTGGAGGGCGTCCCGACCGAGGACGACACCACCGCAACTGCCGAGGGAGGTCTGGACAATGAGTGAGAAGAAGCACAGCCCCGCATTTAACATTGCCGTCAAAGAGTACGGCGCAGGCCGCTGGAACAAAGCTATGCTGAAGATTCTGGTGGAGCGTAAGCCGCAGCGTCTGACCGAAGATGAGTATCAGGAGATCACCGGCGAGCCGTACTCCGCATAACGGCCTGGGGGACAGATGGAGCTACAACTTATCGAATTTCTGATAGACACCGTCGAAGCCCTCCTTCACATCGTAAGGCAGCAGAACAGCCAGCTTTCGCAACTCGGAGCCGTGGCCGCAGAGGAACAGCTCCAAGACATCGAGGCCGCCTATTCTGCCGTTCTGAAAAATGACAGCGGGAAGGAGGTGGACAAAGCCAATGTGGATTGATGTGGATACCATCATCAAGGCTGCCGCCCTTGTGACGGCTCTGGGGGTCCTTGGCGGCGTGGCTGTATCGCTTTACAGAGCATCCGAGCGGGACAGAAAGCAAAGCGAGATCATCAAGGAGATGATGGCCGAACAATCCCTGATTTGCTATGGCCTGCGAGGCGCACTTCAGGGTCTCATTGAGCAGGGGTGCAACGGCCCCTGCAAAGACGCACTGGAAAAGCTCAACAAGCACCTGAATCAAGAAGCTCACCACAATGATTTATAAATAGGAGAGAAACTATGAATATCACCGAAATTGCAACTGCCATTCTGCCTAACGCCATGGAGATCATCGGCACCATTGCCATGTTCATGGCTGCCAAGATCGGCATTCCTTGGCTCCGTGAGCAGCGCATCTTCTCGCTGGTCCGCAAGCTGGTCAAGGGCGCAGAGAAAGCCGCAGAAGCTGGCAAGATCCCCAAGACCGACAAGCACGCTCTGGTCATCAAGTTGCTCAAGATGAAGAACATCGAGGTCACGCCCTTCTTGGACGCTTTCATCGATGCCGCCATCAAGGAGATGGACGAGGTGGCCGAGAACATCGCCGACGAGATCACCAAAGAATAACACATTCAGACCTTCCCCGGTTGGTGCAGCAGCCCGCCGGGGAGAAAGGAGGTCGCTCCCATGAGCAACAGTTCTCTGATCTCCTACACCAAGATCAGCCCGAACAGGACAAGCCCCCGCAAGAAGCCCATCCGCAAGATCACCATCCACCACATGGCTGGCAATCTGACCGTGGAGCAGTGCGGCGCAGTTTTCGCCCCGACCAGCCGCAGGGCGAGTTCCAACTACGGCATCGGCACCGATGGCCGCATCGGGATGTACGTCGATGAAAAGGACCGGGCATGGACCTCCAGCAGCCCGGATAATGACAATCAGGCTGTCACCATCGAGGTGGCGAACAACACCCTCGGCCCGAACTGGACTGTGAGCGACAAGGCGATGGCCTCGCTCATCGACCTGTGCGTGGACATCTGCAAGCGCAACGGCATCCAGAGGCTCAACTTCACCGGCGACAAGACCGGGAACCTCACAATGCACTGCTACTTCAAGCCCACGCTCTGCCCCGGTCCATACCTCAAAAGCAAGTTCCCGTACATCGCCAGCGAGGTCAACAAGCGGCTGGGCGCAGAGGCCACCCCGGAGCCGTTCGCCGTTCAGATCACGGCCAGCAGCCTGAACATCCGCAAGGGTCCGGGCACGAGCTATGCCGTTGCCCAGACTGTGAGCAAGGGGCAGGTGTTCACCATCGTACAGCAGCAGGGCGGCTGGGGCAAGCTGAAAAGCGGTGCCGGGTGGATCAGCCTGAAGTACACGGCCAGAAAGTGAGGCAGCCATGAAAGCGGAAGAACTCAAGTACTTGTCCCATGAGGCGACCCTCAAAAAGGTCGCACCGCTGGCCACCTTGGACAACGTCGTGTCTGGCATCCCGGCAGCGATTACCATCGCCCAGTTCATCATCGAAAGCTTCTGGGGCCGGTCTCCGCTGGCCTCGGCATCCAACAACTGCTTCGGCATGAAGAAGAACCTCTCTGGCAACAACTGGCCCGGTTCCACATGGACCGGGAAAAGCATGACGTGGGTATCTTCGGAGGCCAGCAGCGGCGAAACGGTACGGCAGCCCTCCGAGTTCCGGGTGTACGCCAGCGTCGAGGATTCCATCACCGACCACAGCGCATACCTCGCCGGGGCGATGAACGGCACCGACCTGCGGTACAAGGGGCTGCGCTGGCAGCTGGACTACCGCACCGCCGCCCAGATCATCAAGGACGGCGGGTACGCCACCGCCCCGGACTACGTCGAGGTTCTCTGCGCCATGATCGAGCGGTACAACCTGACCCAGTACAACGTGGCGCAGCCGCCCTTTCTGGTTCGGGTGACCGTTCCGATGGTCACCGCCCGGAAAGGCCCCGGCAGCGAATACCCCGCCACCGTGGTCGTCCGTGGCCCGAACATCTTCACCATTACCGAGGTGCAGGGCAGCTACGGCAGACTTAAGAGCGGAGCCGGGTGGCTCAACCTCCGCTACGCAGAGTGGCTCTGCAGCGAGTAAAGCCACACGCAAAACAAAAGACAGATGCACCATAGCACCTGCCCTTTTCTACGCCCGCACAGAAAGCCCCTGCGTGGCGTTTTGCGTATTCAGAATAAAGTTACACCCCCGGAGAATTTACGCGCTTCTCCGGGGGTGTTTTTTCCGTTGGAAAAATCAAGGCTCAAGGGGCGGCTTTGAAGCCCATACGAGCAAGGTACTTCTCAGCCTGCGGCAGCTGGGTGAATGTGCGGCTCCTGCGCTTCTGGCGGTCACGCCCGATCACAAGCGTTTCGCCGATGCCCTGAACCACCCACGTCTCCTTCCCGTGCTTCCATGCCCGGTTGAAGTAGACAGCCTCGCCCTTTGCGTTTACCATTTTCATGATTTCGTCCTCCTTCTGATATATGCCTCCGCCTGACGGCGGGTATCGAAATGGGAGCTTTCATACACAATGAACACCGGCATCGTGCAGCCGATGCCGGAGGGGGCAAGAACGCCGCCCTCATGCTTCATACCGCGCTCGGCCACGAACCCGCCGTGGGAGCTTTCCCGGATACGCCACTCCATTCTTCCTTCAGACCTCCTTAAAATTCCGGCTTTTCATCGCCCAGCGGCTCCCACGTTCCACCCGGAACGAAGAACTCTGCGGTGTGATCTTCGAGCGCAGCCATGAAGTTCATCCAGCTCGGCCAACGAACCTCGTAGCCGTTGACGATCATGTGCGTGTACTCCACGCTGCGGTACCGGCCCTCCAGATGGCTCTGCTCCAGCTGGAACAGCGGGATGGACTTGTTTGCAATCTTCTTCATGATTCAGCCCTCCTTAAACATCTTCACACCGGCCACGGTGTAATCCGCCGCCGGGCCTATATAACCGTAAGAAAAAACAACGACCGGGTGCCACGTGCCATTGTCGTACACTTCCAGTGCATCGCAATGCGTCTCAGCTACCGCGCCGCGAATCCACTGACCAGACCGGCGGCATCCCTTCCAGCGGAACCAGTTGTAACCCCTTGTCGGTACAGCATAACCAACGCTGTCCGCATCAGCTGCTTCCCGGATGCGCATGCCCCGAGCTGCGTTCTCGTAAATGTCCATCATTCAGTCCTCCTTCTTAGTAGCAAACCGTGGATTCATTGATGCGAATGAACTTTCCGTACTTCTTGCCGAGCCGCTCTGCGCAGATGTAATTGTAGACATCCAGCCGGTTTCTGAACTTCGGATCTCTGTCGGTGAACACCAGCGTCTCGTTTCTGAAGATTGCCTCGAACCGCGTATACTTAGTCATTTTGTATTTACCTCCGTCCTTTACTGTGTCTATATATTACCATACATACGCATGGTTATCAAGGTGTATAATGCACAAATAACAATGCGTATGTATGGTTATTTCGTCAAATTGACAAAGCCATACACACGCAGTATAATAGAGCCTGAAAAGGAGTGATCACCGCATGAGAAAACTGACGATGACCGAGAACATGACCCCCATCGACAAAAAGCTGATTGAAAAGGGCATGACCAGATCCGACCTGTCCAAGCAGAGCGGGGTGCCGCTTCGGACCATTGAGTCATGGTGCCGCCGCCTCCGGGTGCCCCGTGACGTTTACCAGTTGCTCAAGCTGGCAAAGGTTCTCGGCTGCCAGATCGAGGACCTGATCGAGCCGGAGGCCGGGGAGCGAAAGGAAAGCAGCGAATGAAAATCAAGGTAACAATCACCGGGACTATCGACGTGCCGGATTCATGGGCAGACGGCAACTGCGGCGAGTTGCGCACCGCCGAGTACAGATACAACGACCAACTCACGGCAGAGGATGCCCTCGGCGAGCTGGCAGAAAAGCTGGCAAAGCACCCGGACGATCTGGATGTAACGGCGACATAAAAGAACCCCCGGCATCGCTGCCGGGGGCCTTTTCGTTCTTCAGATCTCAAACCCTGCGTTTTTGACGGTCTCGGCGATAGCGTTATAGGTGCGCTTGCCGAGAGTGGAGTACCACCGCTCCTTGTAGGCGTCCCGCCGACCGTCCGAATAGAACCACACCCGGCAAACCCCGGTCTCCAGATTGACGAACAGCTTAACATCCAGCGTGGAGGTATGCTCTCCGTACCAGCAGGTCTGCACCCGCTTCTCGTATTTTTTGGAGAGCAGCGTGTGTTCACACGCAAACTCCGTGGACTGTGCAGCGATGAAGCCCTGAGCCTTCAGCATATCAACCAGAACGTTCTTCATTGTGATGCCCTCCTTAATTCTTGCTGGCGGCCAGTGCCCGGTTCAGGTCGGCCATGACGGTGAATTTGTTATCGACGAAGATCTTCAACTCAGCGGACTCATCGCTCCACAGCTTCAGAGCGGTGATCAGGTAGTCATAGGAGCTGCCATAGTAGGCGAGAGCCTCGGCCTCTTTGCGGTTCAGTGTGATCTGATATTTTGCAGAGTTTGCGAAGTATTTAGCAGTCATTTTTGATTTACCCCCGTCCTTTATTGTGTCTGTATATTACCATACATACGCATTGTTTACAAGAGCTAAAACGTACAAATAACAATGCGTGTGTATGGTTATTTTGTCAATAAATAAACCCCGCCTTTTGAGGGGCGGGGCGATCTTTTACAGCAGTTCTTTCTTCAGGGTGGCGACGACCTCAAGTGCCTCGCTTTGATCGGCGATGAACTTCTGAAATTCTTCGGAATTCAGCGCACCATAGGAAGTGGTCTGGATGGAGAAGTCCGGGGCTTTCTCGCCGAACACATCCTCGTTGTAGTAGATCTTCGGGAGATAGCAGCCGCTCTCATACGGCTCGGTGACGGAGATGGAGTGACGGGTGCGGCCATCGGCATAGACGGCATCATCGACGCAGACCTCGTAACGACCGACCGTGTAGGTGTTGCGGGTGTAGCTGTTACCGTTGGCTTCCTTGTGCAGTTCCTCGACCTTAATCATTTTCAT